ATAATCATTCTCACCAGTCCTAAGGATGTTGTGAGGTGGATAATGATCGTTGGCATGAGTTGCCACTTGATCGAGTTCATTTAAAAGGTGATCGAATCCCACGAAAGATGAACGTGGAAATAGTTGTTTTACGCCTGTCATTGTTTTCTCCTTTTCCAAGCAAGATGTATTAAGGACCCGGTATCCGGCATCCACGATTATTTATAAGGCTTTATGCTTTATAGTTAGGTATTTCCGATATTATATTTGGGACATAATTCCCACTGTTGTTTTTCCTTATGAGGAATAACTTTAATCTGACGAAGAGGGGCTTTATCGGTAGCCTGATCTCCATTCACAATATCCAACAAACCCCAGTCAGAAAGCAATGTTGCAATCGTATTTCGGCGTTGTATATCATTATCCATCAGATTCGACGGTTTCCCATCTAACATGAATAACTCTTTAAAGTGAACAATAAAGTATCTACCTTGCTTGTGCAAGATATGACAAGACTGGTAAAGCTTATTGTCTTTTCGAGACGCCACACCAATTCTGGTAAGTGTTTCTCTAATCTTTAAGAAGTCATCTGGTTCTTTTAACGAGATCTCCAGCATCATCGCGGGAGTCCACGTTACTTCGTTATTTTGTTTTTCCACCTTTATAGACCTTCAATTTCAATTCATCAATTTGATTATTTGTTAATACTTTAAGCACTTGACGTGCCTTCTCATTGCTATAGCCATAGTATTCTTTAATGGCGTCTAACGCTTCTATTGTATCTGGTTTGATCCATTTACTAAAACGCTTTTTGCTTCTGATAGTATTTATAAGAAAATCAAATTGAAGCTTCGAGTCTATATGATGACAACGGTTCATCTCATTAGCAAGAAGAACAGTGTCTGGAAAGTAAGAAAGACCACGGTTAACCATATAGGCACTGTAAGCTTTCTCGGTTAAGTCATCAACCATGATATTCTTTTTGGTTTGGTTGATAGCGTTAAGATAATCAAAAGGGTTCATAATCCAATAAGTCCTAATCCATGGTTTGCGACTGCATTTAAGATAATAAAGACGCCAACATTACTGCCACTCTGCTGAAGCCATTACCTCGGTCATACAAGCAACCACGTTAAGTTCATGATCAGCAACAAATGCATTCTTGTACTGATAGTCTGCCAGGATAAGAACAATCTGAGGAATAGATTGAGGTTTTAAGTTGTCACTCATACTGTCATAGATCTTACGGAAAATAGCATGAGGCTCGGTGTCCATATTATCAGCAACCCACTTGCGCATCTGTTTAAAGTCTTTGTTACGCAGGTGGGAAATAAGACCTTTGACACTGTCATCAACCAAGTTAACCAATACGCCTGAGTCAATAGTACCAGACACTGAGTAACGCTGACACTCATTTAGGATGCGACGGAAGTCAGGAAAATACTTTTGGACAACTTCAGCCACGACCTTTTGATCATAAGCAATGTTTTCTTGGTCAAGCACTCCAGTCACACGTTTAAAGATACCACCAGCGATCGATGGCTTTTCACTATTAGGAATAGCAAAATCATAAACACTGCAACGAGAGTGCAAAGGCTCAATGATACGGTTTTTAAAGTTGCATGTCAAAATAAACCGGCAATTGTTTGAGAATTCTTCGATGAATCCACGCAACGCAGGCTGAGTTGACTGTGGGTTAAGGTAATCAGCCTCATCGAGGATAACGACCTTATAACCACCTTGCAATGAAACCGAAGAAGCAAACTGTTTAATCTTACCACGTAGGGTATCAATATTACCTTCTTCGGAACCGTTGACCACGATATAATCAAGCTCGAGCATATTGCATAGGGCTTTGGCAACCGTAGTCTTACCGACACCAGCGGTACCACTAAACATCATGTTTGGCAGTTCACCAGACTTAGCGATATCGGTAAAGGTTTTAGTCAAAGACTTGGGAAGTACACACTGATCGATAGTGCGAGGGCGGTACTTTTCTACCCATAGAAATTCAGACATTCACGTTCTCCATAATTTAATATAGTTCCATTATACACTATAATGGAACACTTGTACACCTCTATAAATAAGAATATGAAAAAAATACTGCTCATGACCATATTTTTAGGTGCTTGTTCAAAGGCACAACCCGTAGATTCAATAGGACCTATGGATGGTGTGGTATATTCAGCTGCAGTTAGATTAGGCTTAAATGAAACGGATAATCGCCAAGAACTGAAATCATTCCTTGGCGTAGATCCCTTTTATTACGAGTGGTGTGCAGCATTTGTTAATTCAGTCCTAGAAGAAAACGATATTCCAGGATCAGAGTCGGTTAGCGATTACCCTCTTACTGCAAGGAGCTTTACCAGCTGGGGATACAGTGTACAAAATCCTGAAAGAGGAGACATCATCGTATTCCCACGTGGTAACCAAGGATGGCAAGGGCATGTAGGATTCTATGTAAAAACCGTTATGGTTAATAACAAAGAAATGTACATGATACTTGGCGGAAACCAGGCTGACTCAGTTTCATTTGAGGTGTTTCCAGCAAGTATGGCAATCACAATTCGACGCAGACCCATGGAGTCAAGCTGAGGAATCGAACCTCACCACAGCGGCGACTCGTGACGCCTAGTCGTGTCTGTGCTGCTAGCAAACCTGCGCTGACATATTTTGGCGGTCTGTGGGGGAATCGAACCCCCGTTAACGGGTTGCAGCCCTAGACGCTTATACGAACAGACCTTATATGGTGCCGCCACGAGGACTTGAACCCCGGACATCCTGATTACAAATCAGGCGCTCTACCAGCTGAGCTATAGCGGCAATATCATTTATAAAAACACACAGACCCTTATACTACATGGCTCACGCCAAGCCGGTCAAGCAACACCCGGATCTCTGTGCTACCACACACAGCGTATTATCAAAGCTCGTCAAAGCTTTTGCTCTTGGTCTTTTCAGTGTTAATACAGTTGACGCTGCACTAAAACCTAGTGTGCTTATATAAATGGGCTGCCCTAACGCCCAGTCAAAGATACACTAAGTTCATCCTTTAGCGTTCTCCGGGCCCAGAGTGGATATAACGAGTTATCGTAGTGTATCCGTGACTAGACGTTTTGATTTCTTTCCATACCGACAGCCAATATGGAGATAGATTGTTACTACCAGTGATAAGTCTCGCACAATCTAACCTTATTTATCACACCCAAACACTTATGGGATTTAATCCTAACGTCGATCTTGTTGCAAATCCTGAGGAGGAATTTATCGGTTTTACCAGCAACGTTATTGATCGTAAAGTGAATGCCTCGTTCCCAGACACACCGTTAGAATTCTGGAGCGGATAGGGGGATTCGAACCCCACTCAGCACGGCTTGGAAGGCCGGCGACACAACCCGTGTGCTTACCCGCAAATAGGTGCCAGTTTCTCCCTACTGACAGGTCTCCTAGCTTTCTCACTACATACAAAGCCTGTAGCTTCACAACGTCTAGGACCTTGGCTATTGGCGGAAGCGCAGGGATTCGAACCCTGGGTAGAGTTTCCCCTACGCTAGTTTTCAAGACTAGAGCCTTAAACCACTCGGCCACACTTCCTTATTTTGGTGCACCAACTTGGACTCGAACCAAGGACAAATGCGTTATGAGCGCAGTGCTCTAACCAACTGAGCTATAGGTGCATAGTATAGGCAGGATAAAGTGGCTATACACCAAAGGAGAGCCGGTTAAGGTTGTCCTAAGTCCCTAATTCCCTTGGCAGCGATCAACCTGCCTCACAGTGTAAACATTCACCGTTCCTGTTATGCTCCCCAGCACGAAGCTGTATATGGGTAACAGTGGACTACTTGTGGTGGAGGTTACCGGGATCGAACCGATGACCTATTGCTTGCAAAGCAATCGCTCTCCCAACTGAGCTAAACCCCCGAATAAGTGTCAGTTTAGACCCTACTGACAGGTCTCCTAGCTTTCTAACTACATACAAAGCCTGTAGCTTCACAACGTCTAGGACCTTGGCTATTGGTCGGAGATATAGGATTCGAACCTATGACCCTCTGCTCCCAAAGCAGATGCGCTACCAGGCTGCGCTAATCTCCGTAAATTAAAAAGCAGTTTTGCGTCTTACTTAGGACGGCCAGTCTCCTGGGCACCATTTGCTCATTTGTTTTACAAGGGGAACAAAACCCTTAAACTTGGTGCGCCTAGAGGGACTTGAACCCCCACGCCGTAAAGCACTAGAACCTAAATCTAGCGTGTCTACCAATTTCACCATAGGCGCAATAAGTAACCTTCCGGTATTGAGCTAACTATGTTAAGCCTGGAAGGTGTTGTTATATTATGTATCTTATTATACAGTCTATATCTTCTTTGTCAACTATTATTTTAAAGTGGCATCAGCAAGTTTCTAGTAAAACTTTTAACGGATCCAGCTGCCTTCAAACACTATGTGTTACTTTTTACAC